CCTAATGTGACAGGTCCATCACCTAAAGTGATGACTTCAGTAACCGTTCCAGTAGATGCCGCTTTACTGACTGTCTTAAATGTATCTTCAGATCTTACTGGACCTGAAAAAGTTGTTTTTGCCATAATATTCCTCCTAGAATATTTTGAATATAGTCCCTAGGGGCATGTCGACTATACGCGTCTATATTCAGGTTATTTTTTTATGTATAGTAATTAATCTATAGCTCTTTTTTGAAAAGAGTGCAAGAAATTACGTGATGAAGTTTAGATTCAATAATGTAGCTTTTATTAAGTAGCTACAGATACTTCTGGAGCTGAATTAGCAATTGCATTCTCTCTATTTGCAACCCTAGCTTCTTCTAGCTTGATCTCATTGATAACTTCTCTAATTTTGCTATCAATTCTGACCATGTCGAGAGTGTATTTACCGTGTTGGTTATACTCTTGCTCCCAACTCAACTCCAAGGACTTTTTCTGTTTGTACAGGTCTTGGATCATTTATAACCTCCTCATAGGTTATCCATTTTCGGGCTTTATCAAAAAATCCCGATTGTTCCCACTTTACACTATTTTCTCCTAGTTTGTCAACTATAGACTGTTCTATAGCTTCTGGAGTATCTATAGCTTTAACGGGGAACTTTGTATGGTACCCATAAGCAATTATAGTCACTAAAAAGTCCTTTATCATAATTCTTCCTTTTTGCAATAAAAAAGGGGCCGTTTTTAGGCGGCCCCTTAGTTTAATTTAGATTACGCACCAGGTGATCCGAAGATACCTCTAGGGTCAGACCAGCCGAAGCTGTATCTTTCTCTAGCTTTGTATCTAACGTTTCCTGTTTCAAAATCGCCTTCCATAGCAGTTTTGATAGGTGCTCTAACGAAATGTTTAAGTCCATTAGGTACATCTGTTTTGATAAAGAATGCATCAGAATCAGTTAAGTAGTGGTTTACTACATAACCTTGAGGAATCATCCCCATATTCTTAGCTGCATTTATATCATTGTCAGCTGTTCCTACTCTGCCTGGAGATTTTAACAATCTCTCTGCAACAAATTGCAAGTCATTAGGAACAATCATTTTTACTCCTTTTGCCGCAATTTTAAGACCTCTTTCGTCCTTCATTACTCCAATGTCTACAAGAGCTTGTTCTAATGAAGTTTCGTTCAAGTCCGCAGCTGTTGAAAGCTCGTTCTTGAAAGTCCCTGCAACGATTGTGTGAGCTGTAGAACAAAGTTCTAAGCCGTCGCCGCCAGTGTATGAACTGTTAAACGCTCTGTTAAGAACGTTTGCTGCTTTAACTTGTTTTGCGTTAGCCATAGATCTAGCTAATGCTTTTGTATATCTAGACGCAAGTCTGTCATACAAGTTATCTTCAATCGCTTCTTCAGTGATTGAAAACGCTAAAGCAAGCGTTTCGTGAGTGTAACGAGCTGTG